CTTGTAACGTGACATTTTGCATTTGATGAGTGTGAACGGCGGGTGTTACGTTGTCGCCGCCGATTGTATGGCACCTGAAACAGAATGTATGCCCGTCTGAGTACAAGCTATTCGCATCAGACGAGCCACAATTCTCACAGGGTATATGCCTAATAAATTCTGAGTCGCTCACATGAGCCAAGTCAATGGGATATTCGCAAAGGACGTCCATTTAATGCCTAGCTTATCACACCAGGCAGCGTAGGTTGTCTTTGACTTTTTTGATATTTTATTGTAGGGTGCCTGAAACACCATCCGAAGATCAATGTCCGGGTTCTGTTGGATGACAGACTTGATCTTCTTCCGATCAGCACTGTCCCAGTAACCCTTACACTCCAGCCAAATACCGTTAGGTAATATAAAGTCAGGAGTGTAGTTATGTTGGATTACATATGGGACCTTGGTGCTTTCATATTCATACTTAACACCCAGTTCTACGAGAAGGTCAGCGACCCTCTCTTCGAGACCGGATCGGAAAGCCATCAGAAATCAGCTTCAGGCTCACCGGCATCGTTAGTGACCTTAGGCTCACCAACTTTGAAGCCCTGTGTTTGACCGAACAGCTCGGCCACATCGGTATCAGCCATGTCACCGGTATCAATACCAGCAGCGTTAGCCAGTGATACAACCTGCACAGCCTTGAGCTTCAGGCTAGTGCCGTAGGTGACTCCATCCTTGAGCACGTATGGCTTCTGGAAGAATGCGAGCTTGACCTTTGCACCGCCGTAGATAGGAGTGTCTTCGTCTTCGATGAGCGTGCCTTCAGTGTCAACCACAGGAGGCTTGGTCTCATCATTCCAAGAGAACTTGATAGTGTACTTACCCTCAGCGACTTCTTCCCAGGGTTCAGGCTTGAGAACAGAGCGCTTGGGGTTCTTGAGCTTACCTTCTGCCCACTTGAGGCTGTCAGGACGTTCGGCTTCGAGCTTGTCGATGACCTCTTGACCGACCACGGCCTTGAGGTTGTAGCCAAACTTACCCGGTTTCATCACAGCCTGGAAGCCTTCCAGCATAACGGGCTGTTCAGTGACAATAGTGTTGCGAGACATTAGCAAAAAAAGTAGGTGGAGTCAATCACGAAACGCGGTTCAAGCGTATCGATGATCGGTGGGTCTGTCTCCGCACCGATTTGTTGTGCGAAGGATGTTAGATAGTCATGCTCCGCGAAGAGATGCATATATACCTCACGAACGATGGTTGATAGTACATCCATGTCAGCAGCACGGCATAATACCGAGTCATGTATGAGGGCCAGCGGAGCGTCGAAGCGTAGTGCAGATAGGTGTAGGAGAGAGGCATCCAGTGAATGAATTAGATTCGGCGCAGTAGCATTCTTGTGGTGGGACTTGTCTACCTTATCGCTATCACCGGTACGTATCTTGATCTTACACCTGCCAAGTAGTTGTAGGTTTAGATCTTGTACCTCTGGTTTCATCAGCTTTTGGTTGACAATGAATCCAGAAGGTGTAGTCCACGTAAGTTTCACATGACCTCGGTCGATAGCATTACCGACCTCCGTCTCGATCCACTTCATGACACGCATGGGACCTGGTACAACCTGGTTCATGGCGTCACGTACAGCCTTGACTGTAGCCGTGAGATCTTCCTTCTCTACTTCGACACCCTTCTCCTTCAAAGCTTCACGTATGTAGCCTCGGTTAGAGAAAGGTTTAGCATTGTAAGGCACCGTCATAACTACTCTTTTGACCGTTTTCCGGTCCATGTGAGGCTTGACGGTTTCTGGTACATGAGGTGCGGCAGCTTCTGCGACAACCTTGTACGCATCCTGAGGTTTACTAGAGGGAAGCACGTTGACAAGCTTAGCTGTCGATGCGTCCCTGGCGAGACCTGCCAGGATCTGTAGACCACTACATGTAGCGTCAGTAGCTACAGGCAGTGATGTCTCGTGACGAGTACAGGCAATGCAAGTTGCGTAGTACTCCTCACATGCAGCAAGGAACTGCCAAGGCTCATCGACCTCATCCCAGTCACTAAGGTTACGTATAGGATCCTTAGCGACACGAGAGATAAGATCTTTGTTGTCTTGTACCCATTGCTGTCTTTCTTGCATGGTTGCTTTATCCAGACCGTACGTTGTAGCGACCTGGAAGGCTAGCCATGCCTCAGCTTCAGGAGTCATGAACGACCCCTCATAAAACTTAAGTAGTGACTTACCGAAGTCTGTGTCCTGGGGTGTCAGGAACGCAGGGATAGGGTAAGCACGACCTCTGTAATCGAAACTCCAAGGAATATAGAATTTACTATGTTCCTTGAATATCTTCACTGCATTTAGAGTCATCCTTGTACGACATGACTTCTGAAATGCTTGTGCGTTGAGATTGCACACCTCTGCCGCTGCTCTACAATAAGCTTTACGTGACGTTTCGTTGTCAGCTATATCAGCAGGCTTAGGAGGTAGTGGTATCTCTACAATAGGGATGAACTTACCTACCTTAATTCCTTTACGTTCAAAGTGTTCAGCCACTTCTACGATGAAAGGATTCAAGGTGTATGAGACCTTCTGAATCTTGTTCAGAAAGTCGATTGGTGTTTCTCCCTGTATAAGGGTGTTATCACCCCGGCGTACCATCTGGTTGCCTCGCATCACCTCATTCAGGAGGTATCCGCCAGGTCTGTCGTTCTCCCAGTCGTTCGGTTCGATCAGCATCGGCCAGGTCAGAGGGCTGAACAGCTCCGCTGTTGCCATCACCTGATCCTTGATCTCGATGAACTCAGGAGTCGGTACGATGTAGTTGTAGGTTTTCTTACCTTCCCTACGTGTGTCCCTCATGAACCAGCAGCTTGAGTCACAAAGACTACCGAGCAACCATGTGCCTAGCTTGGTACGTACGTCCGTGCTCCACCGTTGCCAGTGCTTAACGTCATGTCGATTCATCAATGTGATGACGTTCTTCACCTTCTGGTGTGTGCCTGACGATGCGTGCCAGTACTTGTCTTTGATGTACTTAAGCAGTCCAGGAACAGTCTTCTCGTAGTATCGCATCATGCATTCATCTTCGATGGCACTGCCGATCGCGATGGTGACGTGCTGTACGAGTGCGTTCTTGGGCTTGACACTGAAGATCTTATCGAATGCGACCTTGCAAGTGATAGCTGCTGCTATCTCAGGTTCAATGTCATTGAGGTAATTGTGAATGTGCTTGAATGATGCACCATTCTTACCTTTTCTTACCCGTTCACGAGTGGATACAAGATGCTCAGCCACAATAGGCAGAAGCTTATCAATAGAAGATACCCCGTACACAGTAGCGGATGCATAGTCTTTCTGCTCCAGTTTACATGTGTTGTTCCGTAGCTCTTCCAGGCCCTGGCGGATCTGTCGTCGCTCAAGCTTTACCTGTTGATCAATTTCTGCTGGTGTTGCCAATCAGTCCTCGTATTGTGTTGTCATATCGTCCATGAGCTGATCATACATGAGATCAAGCAGCTCGTCCTTGTGAGGATGCATGTCAATCTCGTGGATCAGGGTGTCAACTTTGAAGTTGAAAGTAGCTTCAGTCATGTTCTTCTGGGTGAACGTAGTGAATTGCGTCGTGAGTACAGACAGTAAACTCATGAGTTTGTTTTTTGATGTAATCAAGAACCTTCCTCTCGGCAAACTGCTGACGCTTGTAGATGTGTTCTTTAGTTTTTCTTGTCTTTAGATGTGTAGCCCTGATGATGCAAGCAACATCGGCAGGAAGCTCCCAGCCTGCGACCTTCCAATCCATAACCTCAAGAAAGGTATGCGGTTGGAATGCCTCATCTGGTGCGTCCTTGAACATCTTCCAGTTGTTAGGGAAGTACGGTGCCTTACCACTCATCGGTACGTCTCACATTTACGAGTTTACAAGTTCTGTCCATGGACAATTCCAAAGCATCCCATGCGGCTTCTTCGGAGTTGGCGGCGAGGATATACATAATCTCGCCACTTGACAGTGTGATCTCGTACTCGCGCAATGGTGAG